CTTAGAAGGTAACATGGATGGTCTAGATGTAAATTCAGTTCCATAAGATTCAATTGCTAACTCGCGCCTTTCCAATCCTTCATTGAAGGTATGAAAATCAACATTCATAGTATAGTAATCTTCTTCGGAAAATTCTGAAATTAATGCAGGAGTACTAGAAACAGTATTCAATGATGTGTTCCCACATAATCCTGGCCTTCCTTTTGTTGTTATTGTTATTTGTCTAGAAATAGGTTTTACAGGCATCTTATAAGTATGAGAAAGTTCTCCTAAAATAAGCCCCTCACTAATAGAAGAAGCATCTCGTTGTTCCCATTTGCCTTTTGGAGTATAAGACCAAAAAGCATTATTTTCAATCTCTGTATGGATCCAGACGCCTATGCTTACACCCCCTACAAATTTACCATTCTCTGTTCCCCCTATATGACGAACGCTAACTCTATATTTATTATCCTTAATTAAGGAGTTATCATCTCTAGGGTAAAGTATAGAATAAGCTCTTAGCCCACTAGCCTCATTTAATGAAAAGCGCAACCGTGAAAGACCTCTAACTGATTTTAATTTAATTAAAGGATTAGCAATATAATAATTATTTCCACTATTCCTAGCGTTTTGAGATGCGATGTTATATAGTTCAAAACCATTAGCAGGATCAGAACCACTAACATGTATAAAATCCATACCACTTAATATATTTCTATTTCTTATTTCAAGCGAACTAACTACCCCTCCTGATATATTAAATACAGAAGAAGCTATTAAACCAGCAGAAACAGCATAACTACCCCCTCCAATAGTTGGATCTGCTCCAGTCCAATTTCCTCCTGGTTCTAAAATTCCAGAAAAAGCAAGACTTTGAAGAGTTAAAGAAGACGCTGTTGAAAATGAGGAAGCAACCAACGATAATCCTGCTGAATTAGCAGCGGTTTTATGATAAACACTAGAAGGACCTAAAACATTAAAGTTACCATTAAATATTCCCGATCCGTAGAGATGTCCATTAATTGTAGGCCCGTCAAGATCGTAAATACTTTCTCCTAGGGGATGCCTGTAAAAATCTTTTGTATATACTTTATAAAGTTGATGCAACCCTCTATCAAATTTAAAATTATGATAGTCCCCTATAGAATCTGGAAACCACCCATTTGATTCCGTAGAGCTATTAGCGAAATTTAATTCAGCTTCCATGTCCGTATAATCATTAGAAAAACTACTAAAATTAGAATTTACGTAATAAGACGCTTTTGCTACTTTACGTCTCTCCTGAATACGATGCATAGCAACTATGATAGATGGTGTTTCGTATCTGTCTACGTAATTAGCCGCTGATACTCTATACTGTGTATGCTTGTCATCTGCACCTAAAGAACTTAAACCTCTACATGGGAATGTAGATGATATGACAACCCCTGAGAATATATTAGGAGATGTTAAATCTTCACATCTCCCATAAACAGGAGGCAAATTCATATAATCAGTAATTGGAGCAAAATGTCCTGCCGACGCAATATACCCTAAAGGTAAAAATCCAAAACCAGACCCTTCATTAAAGTTAGAGAATAAATGCTCATAAACGCCTCCTGGCTCTTTAGTCCCTCCTACATAACTAAATTCAATCGTAGACGGGTCCCAAGATATAGGCATATTAAATCCAGTGCGATCATAATATCCTTTTGTAGGTAATACAGGCTTATAATTTCTCCTTCGTATAGCATTTCTAGGTACCTTAACGATCCCTCCCACTGATTGATCACTTTCTGGGGCAACAGAAGCCCCACCAACTATACCACTGTGTATTAGATGTACTCTATTAACATCCGTCCTTTTTAAACCCCTAGCATCTCCAGCATTTGATCCTCTTCTCCTAAAAGCATTCATATGTACTGCGGAGACTCCTGTCCTAGCCAAGGCCACTGGATATTCTTTTTTCTCAGTCCCAGTAGGACTCCATCCAAAAGCACCTCCAGGAGGAGCCTCGCTCAAAGAAAAAGAAGACCAATCATAATCATCCGCAGATACTCCTGCTCTAATAATCCACTTAGAAACAGATCTAACAACATAATCATCAATACCAGAAGCTTCAAGTCTAGACTCCGATATGGCATGGGCAGGGGAAAAATCTTTAGCTAATCTTGCTGCATATTGGGGTGCATATTTTGAATCATGAGTAAATGAATTTTTGGAAAAATCAAAACTATCTGCCACCATTATAAGCTTGAAATGAGAGGATTTTCCATTCCACATACTAAATACATCAACATTATTAGAAATAGGGTCTAATAAGACGCTAGATAAATTTGGAGCGTGATTTACAGAAGAGGTAAGTATTAGCCATCCATTATTATCTCTAACGCTATCATCTACTCTTAGAGTATTATCCTTAATATACTCCCTTACTATATTAGAAAAGTTTTCAGACACTCCAAAACAAGTTAATAAATCTCTCAAATCATCAATAAGATTATCTGTTACCTCGCAATCGGTATAATAACTTGCTTTCTCCCAAGGAGGAATTGGAAAATTTCTATTTCTATAATTAAATACAAATGTTGGATTACTTAGGAAAAGACTCATCCCTGGGACTATAGGACCAGCACTCAAAGACGCAGAAGCAGCAACAGACGATACAGCATTAGCTCCTGATAAAATAGTTATTGGAAAAGGCTCTCCTCCTAATTTAAAAAGATTAGGATGTAAAATAACCAAATACAACAAAATATGATCAACGGCTAGCCTGATGTTCTCATCCATGCTGCTAGTAGAATATCCTACTACTCCTAATTTCTTAGAAGCGGAGTTCCAAGTAGTAAAATCTTTAAGCATAGAAGACTCAGTAGCTAGAGCATAATAAATGAGATTAGGAATGTAAGATTCCCATAACTCTTTTATGTCTCCAGAAACATCAAAAACATCTTCTGAAAATAAAGCATTTACCGCTTCTTGAATTGAAGCTTTGGTGCCTGTCTTTTTATATAGATTGACTGCATTTTTAAGTTGCAATCTTCTTTTCGTATCATCTGTGCCGTATAACTTCCACCCAATTAAATCACCAAGATATGGTAAATATTCGGACGGACAATCTTCAATGTCATATAGTAAATTTAATGTTTCTGCTTCATTTAGCCTATCAAACATAGAATAAGAAAAAGCTTTTAATAATCGGTGAAGAGGTCCTTTAGTTTCTAAAGAAGCTAATAATGTAGCATTATCAATATAATCCTGGAAAGCATTTTTAACTTTTGTATCTTGTAAATTAGTTTCCTGTGGAGAATAGATAACACTTATTAAAGTTTTTAAATTATCTAAAGGCTGAATTCCGCTAATCCACGTACTAGATAGAGACCCGTCTACATAACCTGAGCGAACTCCTGAAGGTAGAAAATCGTCAGTAATCAAACCCTGATCTTGCCAAGCTGCACAAGTTTCATAATTTAAGAATACAAACTCCGATAAAGCTTTAAGTGCATCATCTAAATAAATAGTCTTCCCAGCATAAGTCTTTTTAACTAGTAAATCTGCTACTATGGAAGATGGCTGATATGTGTAGCCCGCAGTACCATGACCATCGGCAGCATTTCCACTTAAATTAAGAAAATATAGCCAAGATAAAGAATTTATTAAATGGATATGAGTTTCTGCCGCATCAGAAGCATAAACTCCTTTAGTCCTATCATAACTATCAGAAACTGCATAGTTGCTAATGGAAGATAGAAAAGGATTACTCGATCCAGCTAAGAATTCATAAAAACTAGCACTGCTACTAAAATCATTGAGAGAACGTCCAGTAGGAATTAAAATATCTCTTTCAAAACTTTGTGGAGTAATTTTAGTATTATTGTTTTGAGATATAAAATATTGAGAAGCTCCTGCAAGATTCCCAATACTTGAATATGAGGTTTCTGGCACACTAGATAAATAAACAACACCACTAGTTGGGCTGGACATTAATCCAGCTAGTCTAAGGTGAGTATTTATTATTTGATCTTCTTTTTTAGTCTCAAACCCACTAGCCGTAATTTCATCTTGAGTGTATACACTGGGAAGAATCATCTCCACAGCATCGACATAATTACTCTTGAAATACTTTCTAGGAGAAGGGTTATGGGTATTAATTCCTGGTGAGACCATATTAGATAGTTATTAAATTAATTGTTACGTTATTTAATTGAGAAATTTCATTATGCTCAAACGTTATAGACTCTGGAATGTTCTCTATAGTTGCAAACCGTACCTTATCAATTTCATGAATTTGTCTAACTAAATCCTGCGTATGGAAAGATTGACCAAACTCTCTATTATCCACAAAGAAATAATTGAGAATAACATCTCTCACTAACCCTTTAATTTCAGGCTCGTCTCTTTTAAATTCTTTATCTATTCTGACAGTTACAACTAAATCCAAAGTTCTTATCAACCCATCAACAACTACCACCTCATCAGTTAGCATCTTTTTAACATTGATTGCATCAAGTAAGGATGTTTTATAT